CTGTCACCTTTAAGGAGAGTAAGGTCAGAGAATTCCTCGGTAAGCGTTGTTTCTTCAACCATTGCTTCACGTTCAGCTCCCTCTCGTTGCAAGCAAGGGTGGTCCATGATTGCTGAGCGGACCACGGTAGTCAACCTGTCTCTCATTTCCGTAGTTTGCTGAGAACCCTCAGTTCGCACCCAGATGTAAGTACGCATTCCGTAAACAACCCTATAAAGCGGATTCATCCCTGGTTCATATCCAGTTCTTTCAAAACGCTTGGTTGAAATCGCAACTGTAATAATCGTTGGCCAAACATCAAGAGCCAATGGCTCGTATGTTAAATACTCAATCGGATTAGGAAGCGTTATGTCATCAAGCGCCCAACCATTCCGGTAACGCACAAGTCGACGTGGAATATCTGACTGAAGATATGTATTAACAAAATCTTTAGCGTAATGTGCTCCATACATCAATTCAGCAGCCACTAGAAAACCTCTCCTCTAGCAACCCATGCAGCTGCGTCAGCTCCAACTTTTTTGGCAAAACCAGCTGGCTCAAAAACAATTTTACGTTTTGGCATTTTTGTTGTTCCATATTGATGAAACTTTGCATACTCAACAGTTGTCCCAACTGACATTGATGTATTTGTCATTCTGAAAGAAGAAGCATTTGCTCCCGCAAGACTTGCGAACAATCTTCCAGTCCGGACCATTGGTGGCGCTCCAGGAAAACGACTCATTTTCCAAGCTGCATATTCTGCATCAAGCGGAGACCATCCACCAACAAGCAATCCGTTGCTAGCAAAGTTTGAGGAATTTGCAAGATGCAATTCTGCTTTTGCTTTAACAAACACTGGGTTAAAAGCTTGCGCACGAAGAGCTATTAGACCCATTCTGGCGATTGTTTTATCAATTCCTTTAACCTTAATTGAGGCACGCGGTTTTGCCATTGTTAAATCCTTCTGCGTCTCCAGCGACGAAGACCTAGAAGTTCTTTCTCTGTAAATCCAGTTTCTAGTGGTGCTACGTTTCGCGGGTTCAAGTCCTTAACACCAACAACATCGTCATGCATATTTTGCATTTCACGAGTTGCTGCGCGCAAAATCATTAACTTGAAAGTTGCAATTCCTTCACCATCAAGTCCACCTGTGTACGTTACTTCAATAATGTCGTTTGGAAAACCTCGATATATTTCAAGCCCATATCTGTGAACCGTATAATCATTTCCAGTTGCAACAGCAGTACCACCAGAAGAATACGCAGCAAGACCAGCAGTGTAATTTCCAAGCGTAAAACTATTACTTGTTATTGCTGTAATTGTTTTTCCAGAGGTATTGTAAACATTTGGAGTGACTGCTGAAACTGTTGCGTACTGTCCAATTTTGAACCCATGCCCAGATGCGGTAAAAGTTACATTTGTTCCAGACTGAGTTGCTCCAGTAATTGTCGCTTCTCTTTTTAGTGCTTCTGCAAGATATGTCCCAGAGTCTCCAAGACTTTTTATTCTCACGCTTGATACAGAAATCACTGGAGTATTTCTCAACGAAATAACAACAGATGGCTGAATGTAGTTGATTGGCTTGCCACTTGTGTCTAGCGATTCATCATAAAAAAATGATGTCGCTGGAACTCCTTGAAAGTAAGACGGAAGTACATGTGTTTCTGTGAATTCATCAACCTCAATTGGTCTTCTGAGATATGACTCAAGCTCACTTTGAAGCCCATTCAATACAAGTTCAGCGGCATCCTGTTGTCTCAGGGACAAAGAGATGTCCATATATGTTGTTAATTCAGAAACAGATACAAGCATGAATCAGGTCCTCAATTTAAGCTGTTCTGCCAAGGCGCAAATTGCGTCTCTCGCGCAAAAGTGCGCGACCAGTGCCGACTGGGGTATTTCTTCTACCCTCAATGGCATCTGCAAGCCTGTTTAGACCGTAAGCAGTGGCACGTCTCCACCAAGCTGGGCGCGCGCCAGGGGTTAGCTCTGGTCTTGTTGGTGATGGGAGTTCCGTATCAACGGCATTATTAGGTATGGGCATATGAACCTCACAGAAGACAATCTCTGTCAGATTTTACACCATGACTGACCTTAATCTAACGGTCTTCGTTCGGTGGCCTTTCAAGAACCACTGATTCAACAGCGCCAGCAGGTGCTTCAATTGGTACCCAAGCCTTTGAGTATGTATGTTCTTTGACTTTTCTCATCTTCAACAAAGAACCATCAAGCATAAGGTCAAGCTCAAGCATGTTCATGTTAAACAACTCTTCAATTTCGTGCAGTGAGTATTTCTTGCTTGCAGCTATGTCTCTCACAACACTTGACATATACTTGGCAACAATTTGACCACGGGCGCGATTTAAACGAATATGCATGACCATTGCGTCAACCGTATCAATATCAACAACAGCCACAGGAACCTGTCCACTCAGAGAGCGCTGTATTGATTTGTCGTTTGCACAAACAAGCCATCTGTGATATCCGTCGATGATGTGTAGTGTCTTTTTTTGGACAACGATAGGACTGATGATTCCATAATCACGAATTGAGTCAGAAAGAAGCCTTAGGTCTGGCTTCAGAATGTGACCAGCCCTCCATGGTGCTCCTGAAATATCAGACAATTTCATTGTTGAAAATACTGGTTTCATCAGTTCACCTGCACGCGAACATTTGCATTAAGAGTGCGAAGCGCATCAATGCTTGTCCTCAAAGACAACAATTTTTCGCGCTTTGCACGAACTAATCCATCAGCGAGTTTTGTATCAATCAAAAGGTCTTCTGATTTATAATCCGACCAAGATTCACGTTCTCGAATTGGACCTTTAGCCGAAAGATACTGCTTCGCCCATTCAGACTTGTAAATAGCATCTTTCTTAGCCGCGTCAATTGATAGTTGTTCAAATGCTTCGGTTTCTTTTTCAAGCATCTCTAACAAACGGAGCATTTCTTCTTCAATCTCAACCTGGCTTATCGGTGCACTTCTAGTCATTTAATCCCTCCAAAACAGACCAATCAACTTTTTTTAAAGCATCAAGGTTTTCCTTTCCCCAAGTGTAGTTTGAGCGGCCAAGCTTTGTCAACGCCATCTCTTCAAGTATCCATGCATCGCACTTATCATCTCCACCAGCCCCATCCCAATTAATGCCAGTCATTTCACTAATAGCGTGCATTACATCAGCTTTTTTTGAATTGCCTTTACCTGTGGCGAACTTGGCTCGACATGTTGGGGGTATGACGATGTATGGAACTTTTTCGTTGAATAGGTCAAGTCTCACAACTCCACCAAGCTCTCCAATCGCATGTGCGCGAGAGAACATGGAAGCAAATGAGTAGCCTTCAATTATTACTAAATCAATATCAAGTCTTTTGCGTATTTCCTGCAAAGCGCAACTTATATCGCGCAACCTTTCGTCGCCCTTTGTCTTCACCCTAATTACATCAGACTTGCCGTTGTGGCAATACCCTGTTGATGTTAAAGACAAATCAAGTCCAAGGATTTTATTGAATGACACGGGGAAATAGTACCCGTACAGCAAAGACCCGCCAGACCTCTAGCAATCTGGCGGGTGCACCCCCTTGGACGAAGCAGTAAGCCCAAGAAGTTTTACCATGGTTTTCACCACTAGACCTTGGACCACCTGCCTTTCTTTTCCCAGAAACGGCTACGGCTAGAGAAACTCAGAGTACCATCACGAAATTGTTGACTCAGGTAAATAGATATTTGCGTCTACATAAAAAAAGAGACGCAAGAACCGGGTGCCGCACGTTGCCCTGTGCACCCGGCCCTCGCGCCTATAACGGTCCTAAGAATATTAATTCTACAACCGAATTTTTTTTTGTGTTGTAAACGCAAGTGATGTTTAGCGTTCCCACCCATGTTTGGCTAGACCTAAATCAAATGCAAGTTGAGGATAGTTTCCAATTCTCGTATGACACTTTCTGCATACGGCCATAAGATTTTCCTCATCAAGTATTGAGCCACCTTGAGAGCGCCGAATTATCTCGTGAATATCCTGGCTGCGATTTCTTCTGTAAACAGAAAGCCCATCATGTTCAGCAAACTTAACACATGCTTCACACCATGGTCTTTCTTCAAGAAGTTTTTGAACCAGAGGCCTTCTCTTGCGGTACTCTTCTTCTTTCTTTTTTGAACGATAACGCATTAATCGCTTTCAAGTTCATCAAAAAC